TTTTTAGATTGGCTTAACAAAGGTAATTACAAAGAGTGGGCTATTCCTAAACAAGGATGGGACACTCCTCAACTAATTAGAGTAAGTCAAAATAAAGTTAAACACATTACAAAAAATGCTAATGTTAAACATATTGATGACTTGTTCTTAATTTTAACAACTAATAATGGATATACTATGGATAATTCTTTAATAAAATACTACACGGCTAGTAGGCTAGACAAAATAAGTGATTTTAAATTTATGCAAGGATTAGGATGTATACACGATGAGTTACAAAAAGATTATTGTGAGCTCTTAGATTTAAGAGAAAACAGTTATGAAGAAGAAAATTATACATATGTAAAAAAGATGGCACCATCTATATTAGAACATATGGATAAACTTTATGAATTTCAAAAATTTTGTAATGAATGTGATGATGCAGAAATGATCCAAAATAAATCTAGAGAATTATTTGTTTTATCTGATGTATCCGAAGCTTGTGCTGCAGATTTAGACATATTAGCTAAATATGATAATATGGTTGAATTTGCACAAGAAATTAAACCACTTTTAGATGAAATTGAATGCCTTGAAGACAGAAAGTGCACTATGTCACCGGAACTTGAAAAGGAGCTTAGAGTTTATTTAAAAGCTAAAGATAGAGAAATATGGGACTCATAAGTAAAGATACCAGGAAGACGTTTAAAATACGTTTTTCTGGTAGATCTACTGATTTTATAAGTCCTAGTTTTGGTTATGGGTGTTTATACAACTGCTCATATTGTTATATGAAACGTCATAAAGCAGAAGGATTATCTATTGCTGTAAATACTGGTGATATATTAACTGAGATTAATAATCATGCATACTTTACACCGGTAGATAAACCTAACCAAACACATTCTCAATTTACAACTTATGATATTAGCTGTAATGAAGATTTTGCATTACATGCTAAATATCATAATTGGAGAAGGATATTTGAATTCTTTAGAGATCATCCGATAGCTATGGCTAGTTTTGCAACTAAGTATGTAAATCCTGATTTAACCGGGTTTGATCCTCAAGGAAAGGTTCGTATTAGATTTAGTCTTATGCCTCAGTGTAAGTCAGATCTACATGAGCCTAACACATCTAAAATTATTGACAGAATAAAAGCTATCAATGCATTTATAGATGCAGGTTATGATGTACATGTTAACTATAGTCCTATTATTGTATATGATGGATGGTTAGAAGACTACGCAGAAGTATTTGATATGATGGATACTTATGTAGAGTATAAGGACCAGGTGTTAGCAGAATGTATATTTTTAACTCATAACTTAAAAAAACATACTGTAAATTTACAAAAGCATCCTAAAACAGAAGTAGATCTGTGGGTGCTTAGTAAGCAAGAAGTTAAAACTTCACAGTATGGAGGAGAAAATGTGCGTTATAAACTAGGAATGAAATCAGAGTTTATACGTGAATTTACAGAATTACACAATTCCAAAATACCTTGGAATAAAATAAGGTATATTTTTTAACTAATTAAAATACTAAAAAATGATTACAATTAATGTTATTGACAACAAAATCTGCGGATCGTATGGAGATACGCCATTTGCAGTAGATTACACTAAAGATTTGTATAACGAAATGTTATCTATTCAAGTGTTATTTCAAAATGTAAAAACTATAGAAGATTATAATAAACTTCTTGAAGATTTTGCAAAACTTACTGTAGTAGACTATAAAAAAACTATTCAGACAAAATGTGAACATATTTATGTTAATTCTGCAGGTGAGTTTTTTCTTAAACACGGAGAAACAATTTCTAAAATACCAATGCCTGAAGCGCTTGTAGAAAGAATCTATGAGTCTATGGATAAAGATTTAGATTTTAGTCCTTTAATTAAAATGTGGACACGTTTTCTTCGTAATCCGGTTCTTAAAACTAAGATGAAAAAAGGTTGGGGTAAAGAATTTTGTGAAAGGTTTTTCAATTTTGTTAATATGAAATATGTTCATCCTAAACTTAAATCAGAGTTAATGGAAGATCATGGATTAACAGAAGAAGCAGCTGAAAAAAGAGCAACAATGTATCAAATGAAAATTACTCAAGAAGGGTTATTAAACGGATATAAAGTTTCTAAAGAAATACTTCATAAGTATAATAAAGAAACCGGCGAAGAAGAGCCTAGATATACTAGAACTTTTAATCCTGATACAGGTGAGATTGAAGAAGGCGGATTACCTGAATTTGTAGAAGATAGGTTATTTCAACCATCTGTTATGGGTAATGGTGGAGATGCTTTCTTCTGTGAAGGTCCTAATGGCTATGCAACTCCTCAACATTTTATTAAAGTAGGATGTACTCATAGATTAGAGTCTTGGGATCAAGTTAATACAAATGATAGACGTTCATGTGTTAAAGGTTTACATATTGGTGGATTAAAGTATATCTCTTGGTATACTGGTGAAATCCATAATATATTTGTAGATCCGATGCATATTGGCGCTGTTCCTGATGATGAAGATGGAGCTATCAGATGTAAACAATATTTTGTACATTCTTCATTAGCAGGTGTAAATGGATCTATTTATCATAGTTCTAGCTATGCTGCAATGACAGATACAGAATGGAATGAAATGAGAAAAAAGGCTGTAGAAACTTATTCAAAAGATATATTAGATATACAATCTAATGTTGAAGCTTTAAGAAGTCTATAGTAAGTGTTAAATTATTATAATATATAGGTGTTGAATGGAGTAAATCCTGACGAGGTCGGATTAACTTAATAAAGGAAAAACTATTTGCAGTTCCAATCCTTTACCTTTATATTATATTTTAAAATTATTATTATGGAAACAACAATTTTAATAGATGCTGATAGCTTATTATACTTTGAGATGAATAAAGATACTCTAGAAGAAGCTATCGAAAGTTTAGACGGAAGAATATACGAAATGATGAGCAAATGTGAAACAGAGAATTATGCAGGATTTTTAACTATAGGAAAATGTTTTAGATATAAAGAAGCAAAAACGAGAAAATACAAAGGTAATAGAAAACACGGAAGTAAACCAATTATATTTTATGCATTAAAAGAACATTTAAAACAAGTTTGGGGATTTGAGTATATATCAGAATTAGAAGCAGATGATTTAGTAGCAGTATATTCAAATGAAAATACGGTTATATGTAGTCCTGATAAAGATGTATTATATCAAGTAAAAGGTACGCATTATAATTATAGAACAGCTGAATTTATAACTACTTCACAAGATGAAGCAGACACATTTCTTTGGAAACAAATGCTTATGGGAGATCCAACTGACGGGATACCTGGTATACCTAAAGTAGGTGAAAAAACAGCTGCTAACTGGCTTAATGACGTATCTGTTGCAGATATGCCTAGGTTTGTATTAGAAAAATACATAGAAAAGTTTGGAATGGCTGAAGGAATTTGTAAATTTGCAGAAACATTTAAACTTATATACATACTAAAAACTGAAGAGGACGTTTTAAGAGAAACAGGTATTGAATTACCAGAACTGAATATTAACCAAATTAAATTAGTGTGATATGTCAATAAAATGTACAGAGGTTATTGTAACACCTATTACTTCTTTATATTGTAGAGTTTCTGGAGGAACAAAATCAATAATTCCACATAAAATTAAAGATAAACTTGTTTCTTTAGAACTGCCTAGTAATAAAATTATTTCTTTAAAAGATATTATCAAAGTAAAAGGTAATCCTTATAAAGTAAATATTATTGAAAAAAACTTTGACTCTAAAATTTTATATTACGATTTAAAAATTGCAGAAAGAACTAAATCTTCTCTTTTTGTTATGCCAATGATGGGCGGAAATAGAAGATTATTTTTATATGATAAACAATTTTTAAATTGTTTTATAGGATTTAATGATTATGATGATTGTATAGTTTTATTATATAGATGGTCATCAGATCCATTATTTGAAAAATTTCATGCTGCTTTACAAACATTTAAAGATTTTCTTATTACATATAGTCCTGATCCGTATCATGTATTATATGTATTTAGTATTCCTGAAGAACATATAGAGAATTTTAGATGTTTTAAAGATAGTAAATATTCAAAAATGGATGATATGTATAAACTAAAAGTATTAGATTATCATGATATGGATATTGAAGGAGTTTTAGCTCAAATATTATTTAAATCAGAAATAAGAAGACAAGCTTTACAAGAAAAATTAGATGCAGAAATAAGTAAAGATTCAGAGCTATTAAGTCTTATAAAACCAGAACAAGAAATACTAAATTTAAAAACTTATATAAATGGAAAATAAAAAAGATTGCGGATGCAAAAATAAACAAAAAAATTCAAATAAAACAATTTTTGAGAACGATATTAAAATGTCAGTTCCAGAAGGAAAAGAATTTAATAAATGGTATAGTACAACCTCTGCGGATACTAGTATTGAAGAAATAAATGAACATTTAGTTGATCAATATAATAGAAACAGGCCGGTTAAAGACCATATTAATAAAGCAAAAGATATATCAAACGAAAATAATAAAATTCCTAAAGATTTTGGGTGGCATTTAAATGTAGTTGTTAGTAGAATAACAAAATTATTAAAAGAAAAAAATGCTGCTTACGGGAATAGCGCTTTAACTCCTCTAAATGTGTTTAGTAAGTTAGATGCTGTGGAATCTTTGTGCGCAAGGCTTGACGATAAGTTAGCCCGCATAAGAAACCGCGGTATTAATGACGCAACAGAAGATACAGTTGATGATTTAATAGGATATTTATTATTATTAAAAATGGCTCAAGAAAGAAAGAGAGATGAATAATCTCTTTTTTCTTTTTTGTACCCTTTTAAGTATATTTTTTTTCTCGGGATTCTGTTAAAATCTTGAATATTTATACGAATCAGATAATTCTAGCATTCTTGCAAAAGCATTAAGTCCAGGAAGCATTTTAAATGTATAATGGAATCTATTAGTTTTATCTCTATTACTATTTTCACCAAATATATCATCTCTTGTTTCATCTAATGTATTACCAGCTATATCAAATAATTGTTCTCCTAATGATAGTATTGGAATACCTCCCACACGCCCAGCTTCAAGTACTTCTAAACTTGTAAATACAGCTACCTCTCTATATGTTCTATTGATAACATTATATAATTTTCTACCTGCATAAGATTCTCTCATATCTATTTTACCATCATCATCTGAATCTCCTCCCATCAGTGCTAGTAACATTAAGAATAATAAAGTTAAACGAGCTTCCATTAAAAATGCTTTAATATTACCTTGTTGCATTTTAACAAAGTCTTGGAACATTTCTTCTTTTTGCGCAGGGTCTTTTAATCTATCTGCAAACTCTGGATTTTCAGAATTTTTAAGAGCCCATCTTTCAAATTGAATTCTAGCAGCGTCTTCTCTTACTTTAAAAGCATTTGCATATCCAAATGTAGCTATATCTACTCCAGCTTTTGCAATATCAGCTCCTAAGTTCATTTTTTTATTAGGATCAAGCCCTTGATATACATTACCAAAAGTAAGGTCTAACACCTGGAAGGCAAACCCTATAGTTGGCCCTGCTAGTTCTGCAGTTCTACCCGCTTGTGCGTCAACTGAATATCTACCTCCAAAGAGTATGTCACCAGCAAAACCTAAACCTCCTCCATGCAACATTCCATTAATCCAATATGCTGGATTATTCCAATTGTCATC